CAGATGGGGTAGAAGTGAAGACCAATTGCGTTGGAGGATGGGACAACTGCACCAGAGATGATGTTGTTTCCATACATGAGTGAACCAGCGACTGGTTCGCGGATGCCGTCGATATCGACAGGAGGTGCTGCTACGAAAGCAACGATGAAGCAGATGGTTGCCGCCAACAGTGTTGGGATCATCAGTACACCGAACCAACCAACATACAAACGGTTGTTGGTGGAGGTGACCCACTCGCAGAACGATTCCCACGAGGAAGTTGATTGTTGTTGTCTTGAAAGCGTGGACATTTTAAAAAAGGGTTAGGTATGAGTGCAGGGAAACACTAGTAAATTATTCCTGTCTCACCCTCAGAGGCAGGTATGAAAGACTGTTGTTTAGACACGCTGTTTAGTCTTGGTAAGGCGTGTTGTGTGTCGTTTTGTAACGACTCATATAATATATAGGCATTATCCGATTTTGTCAACCCCTTCCTGCTGAACCAGTTCGTAATCTGTCCCCTGATCTGTCTCGATCAACCAGGACTGGAAGGCATCATAGACGATTCGGAATGCCTCAGGGGCACCCTTGCCTTCTGTGAACTGACTCAACATGCCTTGACATGCACCGCTGGATGTGTAGTCATGACAGAATTCATATACTTTTCTATCAATCTGACACCCATGCATGACAAGGGCGGCTAAACAAAAGCGCCTATCATCTAGGCGCTCAGGATTGTATCTCCAATCTTCAATCATAGTGATACACAACGTAGTTCTTTTTTACAGGTGGGAGAGATACTCATTCGTGAGCAGAGATAAATGTAAAACTCTGCCTTGATTCTAGTGAGATTATTGTAGTGTTTCAATCTGATCCATCTACCATTCAAATTAAATTCTAATGCGTATCTCTCCATTGATCTGCGTTCAACACAGATTTATTTAGTTTACCAGATACCAGGGATAACCTGTCCTGTCAGTGCATATGCACCGAGTGCTGCGATGACTCCGAGCATTGCTGCCCATCCATTAATGCGTTCTGCTTTTTCGTTCATTGTTCTTTAAGATAATTGAGTACGGTTTGTGGAGATGATACAGAGTAGGGATCTGCGGGGCAGAGTCCTACCTTACCAGGTTCTTCAAAGATCCTTTCAATCTCACCATTATTTACTACCATGGCATAGCGCCATGATCGATATCCAAAACCAAAGTTTGCTTTGTTCACTGCCATTCCCATGGCGCTAGTGAACTCACATGCTCCGTCTGGTATTGGTTTTACGTTACGAACTTTGACTTGACTGAACCAGTTGTTCATTACAAAGGAATCGTTAACAGATATACAGTACACTTCGTTAACATACTTCATGAACTCAGGGTAGAGTTCATCGTATTGTGGAAGTTGTTGTGTAGTACAAGTAGGTGTGAATGCACCAGGCAGTGAGAACGCCACACACCGCTTACGATCGAAGAGATGGTGGGTATCAATGTCTACCCAGGTTGCACCTTTACTGTATTTGAAAGTTACCTCAGGCAGGAACATCTTTGTTCTCCTCAGTAACTTCCCAAGAACCACCTACACCACCTTCCATGTTAACAACAATGTCTGGTGTCTTTGAGTGATGTGGTTCGTGAGGTCTGTCCATAGGTTGAGACTTGGTGTCGTCATTCCTGGACAGATTCTTGATCACAATGAAGGCATCCTTATTGTACTTGCGAGTACCGTAAGGGGTTGCCCACTTCTTATTGTATTCTTCACCTTGGTGGATGCCAGAGATAACAGTTCCTCCAACCTCAACCACGATGTTATCATGCCTCACATCCCATCCGAGAGCAGCAACTGTCTCGATCAGGGACTCTTCTGTATAAGTTTGTTGCATTAGAAACCAAAGATACCAAAGAAAAATACACTACCACTGGCAGCATACGAAGTTATTGCAGCAACAAATCCTAACATAGCGACACGTCCATTCAGTTTTTCTGCACGTTCGGCATAGGTTTCGTAACCATAGCGTTCCGCTTCGGTTGGGTCAATATACATACGGGGTTCAGTTGCCCACATGTTTTGCTGGCCACGGTCGTTAGAAGTAACAGTCATGAGTCTGTAAAGTTATGTAACAGGTCATACTATATAGGATTTGTTAAGATTTGTCAACCAAACGAGATCACGTCTTGACCAGGAGTGTTGATTTCAATGTTGCCTGCTGCTGCAACAGTGTCATTCAGATTAAAATTAATATAATCTGATGTACTGAGTCCTAGATCCTGAGTGAAGGCACTTGTAGCGCCTCCTGGAATCCTCTCAGTGATGGTTTGGAGACCTTGATAGTGTCGCCATACCTCAGTGAGATCATTACGATTGAACGTAGGATCATCAATTGCTGCTTTCAACGCAGACCGCAAGGCAGTCACTGCGTTATCAAATTCATTTCGAGTCATAATGCGTCAGTGTTGTAAGATTTTACATTGTCCCTACGATAGCAAGGAACTCCATCAGGATCTAACCACTTGGTATACTCGAAGTCTTCCATTGCTGTGTCAATCTGCATTGCATTATCACACAGGTACATGTCTTTGTACTTTCCTGTGTATGAATCTGCTTTCTGGATACGATAATCCCTGAAACCATTTTCTAGAATGCCACAATCTACATAGCGATAAGGAAATCGTTCGAGCAGGACTGTGAGTTTTGTCATGGATCGGGTGACGTGTGGGACGTGGACTAATGATAGCACCTTATAGGAAATGGTACCACCCTGTTGCGATCAGTTTCTCTGATGTGTCAGATTTGCGACCCCTATGGGTGAAGGTCCAGTCGCTAGGCCAGATGACAGTCATCCCTTTCTCAGCAGGGACATATAAATCTTGATGGAACCATTCAGTACCACCATCAGGTACGTCATTAAGGTATGTCATCCAGACGAGGTGTCTGTAAGTATTAGATCTACTTGACGACTGCCTTTCACAGTGCCACATGTGGTAACCACCACCAGGTTTATAGTATTGAAGATTGAAGAACTCTTCCATCTTCCAGACGTTTGTCTTGGAACAAAGAGGGAAGTGATCGACATAGTTATTCACTATACGATTCACTTCCCCAGTGAAATCACGAACCCTGCTATCAGTGATTCCAATAAAGACAGGGTTGTCTATGGAATCTTTGATAGCAGTGTTTACCATGCCACCACCATTGTCATCAATTGTTTCCCCAGGCCACTTCTCAAAGATAGTTTGAGTATGATAAAAGTCAACGATGCCATCAATAACGCTCTCGTCAATCTTCTCTTTGTAGATAAAATCGGTACGAGGATTCGCTATTCGGCCATCATACAGTATAGGTTCTGGGTTCAGTTTCATTTAAACAAGTACATTGTCTGCTATAAGGTGGTCAATAAGGTAGGCATAATCTTCTTCAACATCTGATCCAAAGAACCTGACTCCTTTATTTTCATAAAAGCGACAGACTTGTGAGAACAGATGCGGATACTGGATTTCCAAGGAGATGTCTCCGTTGGCAGCATCGCGAAGGATTTGCAAAGAGTTTGCAAATCTAGATTGGATCGTCATGATCGTCTCTCTCCTACTTATTCTACTGTGTTCGGGGGGCGTAACCCCGACGATTCAGGCTGGACTCGAACCAGCGACCGACTGCTTAGAAGGCAGTTGCTCTATCCAACTGAGCTACTGAACCATGTTAACGCCAAGCGGGACCCTGGATCCATCCTACAAGGGATAGACGGGTGCCTGAGGTCACAGGAGCAACCATGTGTGGGTCATCCGAATGGAAGAACACCATGTATGCTGACTTTAATGGGACTGCCTGATTGATTAGATGAAACTCACCACCTTCAAAGTTATCATTCAGTAGAAGAGTGAATGATATCTTACGAATCTTCTGGTCATTCCTCTTGAAGGGATGCCATTCAGATTCATCTTGGTGCCAATCATAACGATGACCTTCACTATACTTTGTCACCTGCAAGGGTTCAACAAAGTCTAGATCGAAAAACCAGTTCGCTGCTTCATTCACACGAGTAGCATAAGACATCACAATATCATAGAGTGCCTGAGAATCAATGAAGGCGACTTCACATTCTCTAACGTTCTCTATTTCTGTTGTCTTAAAGTTCTTGTGTTCTGAAACTATTTGATTGATCTGTTCAAACTCATCATCAGTCAGTTCGACAGTGACATAACGATCACGGTAGTTCATAGATGGATTTAATTCTTTCGTTAACTGCATGTGCTGACAGTTCAGCACCCTGCTCCACATGCTCATGGAGTTCGTCAATCAGAAGTTCTAACATGTAGAAATCTTCTGAGTCAAGATAGTCATCCATGGTTTGCTCTAAGTCCAGAACTCTATTAATATATAGCAGGACAAAGGCGTTGTCAAGAGGTCTAGGACGGTTGTGGACGTGGCATAATCTTGTGTGGTGTCATCTCTTTACCCATGATGTTGAAAGAAATGATAGTGCGAGACACATCAGTGAAGTTAGGTTCCTGCATGTGTGGTAAGTATGATGGAAAGAATACACAGTCACCTTCCTTTACATCAGGCATGTAGTCCACTACCTCACCGTTGATGTAGTTATGAAAGGGTGCGAAGAACGTAGTTGCTTTATGAACCTCAGGATTGAAATCAAGATACAATACACCAGTGATTCCCACAGGTCCATGGTTATGTACCCCATGAAACTTACCATTCTTGGTAGTCTGATGCCACATTGCTACAATCTTTCTGATGTCCAGAGGGTAATCAGTCTGCATCTCATCTAGAATTGGTTCTAAACAGTCTAATACATCCCAATAATACTTGGGCATCAACTTCTTACCAACTAACTCGTGGTAATCTGTATCCATCTCATGCAGATTCAGACGACCACCAGTGATGTGTGCTTGTGGACTATTCTCATTACACTGTTCCAGTAGGATAGGTTTCCACTTGTCCCAGTCAGGAACTTTGAAAGACTCAATTGGGATTGTAAACATTTTTAATAAACCATTCGGCATCAACAACAGCAAGAGGTTTCTTTCCATTCTTTTTCATGAAAAGAATAGGAGTATTATCTCCTGAGTTTGCACACGCTTGATCGTATGCATCATATACATTAAGTTTCTCTACATTCTTACACTCGATACTGAATGGAAACTTCTGTCTAGCATCTCGTGCCATCATAATGTCTTCACCACCAGCACCCATGCTACGAGACTCAATGTCTTCGGGATGAATATCTCTATGCTCAATGAGCATATCTCTCACCCACTGCTGGAACCTACGTCCCTTTGCTTTCGCGCTCTGTGGCCTCATAATGTTTCTTGTACTTAAAGTATATTTTGTAGTAGCGGTTACACGCTTCTCTTATATACTTATAATCCTCAGAGTCGGTCCCATCTGGGGGAAGAGCACTGAGGATTGCACAACACCCCTCCATCTCTGAGATCAATCTGAGATATACGGTGGGGTGTAAGTTATCGGAATCTATATTCCACTGAGGTTTAATCGGCATAACCATCATCGTCATCACCAAGACGATACCCAATCTGTGGTTCTGATGGTTGCACTGTGTAACGTTGGGGATCTTCCTTGATGGCATCTTCTAGACTGATTGCTAGAAGTTTAAGGTTATGAGCAATTGCTTTTACCTTATCGTAATTCATTCATCCTCCGTAGTGATAAAACGTTGTACCTCTGCCCAGTCTTTCTCAAACTGAGTAAGTCCTTCACGAGTAAGGACATGATCATACATCTTCCAGAATACCTTGGGTGGCATCGTAACTACATTAGCACCATACAGGAAGCAACGGGAGACATGATGTACATCTCTTAATGATGCAGCCAGTATCTGTGTGTCAATGCGATGAGTAGCATACACACCAGCAATCGCACGTACAAGTTCTACTCCACTCACACTGTTGTCGTTACATCTTCCCACAAAGGGTGACACATACTTAGCACCTGCCTTAGCAGCAAGGATTGCCTGTGCCGTAGAGAAGATAAGAGTTACATTTACATCAATTTCATTATCAGAAAGAGTCTTACATGCTTTAAGACCTTCTACATTGCAAGGAACTTTGATTGTAATGTTTGGATTGATCTGAATATAAGTATCTGCCATCGCTAGCATCTCTTCTGCTGTTGATCCAGATACTTCTGCTGAGATAGATGATGTCCAAGGGAACATATCTGAGATCTCTTCTAATACTTCTTCGGGATCTCGCCCTGCTCTGAGCATCAACGTAGGGTTAGTAGTCACACCATCGATAAGACCAGTCTCTACTGCTCTCTCGATTTCATTAGCATCACTACTATCCAAAAAGATTTTCATCATAACCTTAATAATTGTAAGAAAAAAGGACCCATGTGGGTCCTGGTATTCAATTCGTTCAAGCAGTTTTGGTGTCAGGTACAATCTTGCGACTGACTCTGGTCCCGCGATACATGAGATCAAATCTTTGCTTGGCAGTTTGCTCAGCAATGACCTTCTCTTTGTACTGCTCGGTGTCGTATGCGACACCACGGTAAGTGACTTGTGCCATGGATTTACTCCTGAAAGTGAGGTGGTTAGACCCCGTTCCTTCAATCGTATGCGTCCCATGGGTAGCAATCAGGTGTTGATTCCTTCATGACCTCAATCAATTCCACCTTATACTCAGGAGGAATGTTCTCATTTGTTCTCATCCGAAACATGATTGCATCGGCCTGAGCGCAAGTGAGTGATGTATAGAATAATAGTTCTATCATGGGATGAACGGCTCCGTTCCGCGATTTACTTGCGCCAATCAGGATATAGAGTCCTGATCAGTGAACGATAGGTACAGTGTACCTCATAATATTTATAATGTCAAGTCTCTTTTTCGCATCCTTGTGCCTGGTCGCCTAAGATCTTTCTTCAAATCGTTTAAGAATTTGATGTGATCCCCAACAGACCTGACAGGGTTGGAGGGGATTCTCTTCTTACGCTTCCACGACTTCTTACTCAAAGTTGGAAGTCAGCAAACGTAGCACTCTCAACATCTTGCTTGATGCCACCGACCACATAGGATTCAATCTCAGTCTCCTGTGGAGCGTTCTGCTGACCCTTAGAGTTCAACCAGTGCTCAGTCCATGGGAGTGGATTGTTCTTAGCAGGGATATCGAACATGGGTTCGAGACCAATAGACTTCATACGACGGTTAGCGATCCACTCAACGTACTGTGAGAGTAGTCTCTCGTTCAGTCCGATCATAGAACCTTCTTTGAATAAGAAGTTCGCCCACTCTTTCTCTTCGGTCACTGCCTCAGCAAACATCTGACGAACAGTTTCTTTCTCCTCTAATGCAATCTCTTGCATCTCGGGATCATCACCATCCTTCCACTTCTTCAAGATCTTCTGAGTCAGAACGAGGTGCTGTGACTCATCCCTGGCAATAAGGGAGATAATTTTTGCTGAACCTTCCATGAGTTTAAGTTCACCAAAAGCAAAACTACAAGCAAAAGAAACATAGAACCGTATACCTTCAAGGATGTTAACATTAGCAATCGCCAGGTAGAGTTTACGTTTCAGATCCCTTAGTGTCTCATCACGGCAAGGAGATCCTTCCCAATGTGACGACCACATGTCACCCTCTGCCCATGAACCTACGGCATTTAGGAATACATCATATGCTTTGGTAACAGACTTGGCACGTCTAAGGATTTGTGGTTCATCCAATGTAGTATCCAGAACAATAGAAGGGTCAGGATATACATTCTTAATGATGTGTGTATAGGAACGAGAATGAATCTGTTCCATGAACTGCCACACACCCATGGCACCTTCCAGTTCTGGTAGAGAACAGTATGGTGAGAATGCCATACCAGGTCCACGACCTTGTACAGAATCTAGAAGGATCTGATACTTCAAGTTAGAAGTATAGATGTGTTGTTGCTGTGGGTTAAGAGTTTTGTAGTCTACTCTATCTTTTTGTAGTGATACTTCTTCGGGTCTCCAAAAGTATCCGAGTTGTGTCTGAGTTAGTTTATCAAAATCAGGATACTTGAACTCAGCATACTGCTGCATACCTAACGGTGCTCCGAAGAACATCGGTTGTTTTTTAGTGTCAACTTTCCTGCTGTTGAAGACTGTGACTCCCATTCTCTGCTCCGTATGTTCCGTAGTTTGTGACATAATTTAAAAATGAATTTATCCTTGGAGGGAAGTCCAAAGACTCGCAGACTGCAAGGTAGGACTCGAAGTCCTCTTGCAGTTCTACACATAACGTGATAGTGATTTCCTTAGACATTGCAGGCGTCACACTCAGACTCATCGCCACTCAAAATGTCATCGACAAGAGCATTGAGTTTCTGTTCCGTGTCATCGGTGTCTTCATCCTTCTTATTATCATAAGTGTTCTGATAGTAAGATGTCTTCCACCCATACTTGTACGTGGTTAAGAAGTCTTGTGCCATCACAGACACAGGAATCTCATTGTCATTGAACTGGGTAGGATTGTATGACCAGTTACCACTGATCGCCTGATCGAAGAACTTCTGCATCACTGCAACAATACGAATGTAACCTGCGTTAGAAGGCATATCCCACAGCAGTGTGTAGTTGTTCTTTAATGAATTATATTGTGGAACAATCTGTTTAAGAGGTCCCTTCTTTGATTTTTTAATGGACAGGTAGTCGCGAGGTGGTTCGATTCCATTGGTTGCATTTGACACAACGGAACTACTTTCCGATGGCATCTGTGCTGACAATGTTGAGTGCCTAAGACCGTGGGCGGCGATAGATGCTCTAAGACTTTCCCAATCATAATTGTACTCTGGTGCTGCTAGTTCGTCAACCTCCTGTTTATATGTATCGATAGGTAGAATTCCATCATGATACTTAGTACGTTCGTATCCATCACATGCTCCCTTCTCCTTAGCGATCTGATTAGATGCTTTCAGAAGGTTGTACTGAAACGCTTCGGTGAGTTTATGAACTTCCGTGTATGCATCAGGGTTGTCATACTTTAATCCACGTTTTGCTAGGTAATGTGCCAGACCGATGAATCCAATGCCCAGAGAGCGGCGTGAGAGGGTGCTACGACGTGCTGCTTCCACAGGATAGTCTTGATAGTCAATCAATTCTTCAAGACCACGAACAGCAAGGTCAGCAAGGTCTTCCATCTCATCAAGATCACGTAGTTTTCCTACGTTGATTGCAGATAGAATACACAATGCAATCTCACCACCATCATCATCGATATGATTAATAGGATCAGTAGGTAGTGTGATCTCTTGACACAGGTTAGACATGTTCACCTTATCCTTGAAGGATGAGTGTGAGTTGCAGTGATCAAGATTCATCAGATAGATACGACCAGTCTCTGCTCTCTCCTTCAAGATGTTAAGGATCAGTTCTTGCGCTCCCACAGACTTTCTCTCAATGGACTCGTCTCGTTCATATTGTAGGTAGAGATCATCGAATGCATCAGTACCAAAAGCATCATAGAGACCAGGCACATTATTAGGAGAGAATAACGTAATAGATTCATTTCTAATAAATCTCTCATAGAATATTTTACTTAACTGAATAGAGTAATCAAGTTTACGTACTCTATTATCTTCTGTACCCTTGTTATTTTTAAGAACAAGGATGTCTTCTATTTCTTGGTGCCAGATTGGGAAGTGTACTGTTGCCGATCCACCGCGAATGCCATTTTGAGTACAGCATCTGACAGTGCTTTCAAACTTTTTGAGGAATGGAATAACACCTGTGTGTTGAACTTCTCCACCTCGGATCTTAGCGTTGATTCCACGGATTCTGCCTGCGTTGATACCGATTCCTGCACGTTGAGCAACATAGTAGCCAATCGCCATGTCACTAGAAAAGATACTATCGAGGGTGTCATCGACATCAACAAGAACACAGCTAGCAAATTGTCGAAGTGGAGTTCGCACCCCTGCCATGATAGGTGTGGGAATGTTGATTTGGTGCTTGCTGATTGCGTTGTAGTATCTTCTGACATAATCTAACCTGATGTCCTGTGAGTATGGTGCAAACAACGTTGCAGCAATCAACATGTACATGAACTGAGGTGTCTCATACACTTGACCGCTGCTACGATCTTGTACAAGATATTTATCAGTTACCTGTCTTAGACCAGCATATGTAAACAAGTAATCACGATCGTGGTCAACATAACTATCGAGAATGTCCCACTCTTCTTCTGAATATGATTCAAGAACAGTAGCATCATACACACCCAGCACTACACCACGTTGAATCTGCTCATACAGATGAGGATGCCCTTCTGGATGCCCATTGTATACAGACTTACGAAGACTGAATAGGAGTAGACGTGCAGCAACGAACTGATAGTTAGGAGCATCCAGAGAGATCAAATCATTAGCAGACTTGATAAGAATCTCTTGGATGTCTGCTGTCGCAATACCATCAAAGAACTGCAAGTTAGCATTCATCTCAACTTGACTTTCAGATACACCTGCAAGGTCCTTACAAGCATGTTCAACCATCACATGAATCTTATTGAGATCTAGATCTGCAACAACTCCATCTCTTTTTACTACTGTCGTGCTCATACTTTTTTCCAATCTGTAAGTTTAAGTTTTGCTTGTAACCCTTGATAGGTGTTGCCTTTTATTATAGCACTGGGGTCAAGTCCTTTCAGTACCATATCATTGATATCTTTTTGTTTAATTGTATTTGGCCATATTACTACTGGGTCTCCCTGATCAACAGTTCTCTGCATTCTCTCAACAATCTGTCGGTTCCTTGGTTCGTTGTCGAAAACCCAGACCCTAGATCGATAAGGTAGAGAGCGGTGGTCAACATCGCTACCACACATAGCAACAGAGTTGGTAATGAAAGTGGAGTCGAATGGTCCTTCCGTGACATAAACTGTTTCCTCAGGATTAATATTATTTTGACCGAATAGTTTTAAACGATCTTCAAACATCACGGTGATGTATCGTAACGTGCTAGTTGGTGCCAAAGATCTACCCTGGATACCAAACCAAGTACCGTCCTCGCCAATGAGAGGGATAATAATTCTAGGTCTATCGTTTTGCAAGGATTCAAACGTTTGTTTCTGAGTGTTAACCCATCGTTTGAACTTATCTGCATAGTAAAAACATCCTATCTTCTCCTCAGGAATCAAACGATCTAGTAGATACTTCTTTGCGAGATGTTCATTATTTAGGTCTTTGATATTTACCAAACCTGATGTAGGTTTCTTAGCGAAGCGTGGTTTACTAGAAGGCACGACAACCTTAGCAACAGTTGTTGCTTTGCCAGTGGCATTGTTTCTATACTTCTCTAACTGGTACTCTGAGTACGTGTTAGGATCTTGATCTTTTAGGAAGTTGGCAAGCGTCCTACCCATGCCACAGTTGTGACACTTGAAGACCATGCGTTGCTTCATGACAAAAAAGTATCCTCTCGCTTTGTTCTTATGCTTAGAGGAGTCCCCACAGTAGGGGCATCTAAAATTATATAGCCCGTCCTTGACCTTCTTGAACTTCTCCAACCGCCAACTCATTCTGTTGACGTAAATCTCGTCCAGCATCAGTCATGCCCAGTACCGTGGTACCTACCATAGCAGATGAATCACTAGGTGTCAATGATCTGAGCAGTGCTTGACCTGGCACACTGACAAGGAATGAGATGACAGCAAGTCCACCAAAGATGGACCACATCTTTTTCTCCATCATCCTGAGTCTCTCATCTACAAGACGAATGTCTCTCTCACAACCTTTCTTGATTGTGTCACACTCTTTGGTGAGATCTGAATGAAGTCTATCGATTTTCTCAAATAGAATTCCATCAACTTCACCCTGTGTAGATAGTTTTTCGTTATGTACTGCAAGCAACTGCCCCATCTTGACGCTGTTGTCTTGCAATGAATCAACTACCTTTTCTAGTCTTTCTAGAATTGCTGAGTTAATGTCCGCCATGTATTTTACATTCCTAACGCTTGTTGTCGTTTATCCCAATAAAACTTAATAACTTGGTTAGGATAAAGTCTCGTGACTTTAAACTTCTTCGCCATCTCTGGACGATAGATCTTTCTCAGTTCAATTTTAACTTGTGATTCTGACTTACCATATAGGATGAAGTCAGTCTGTCCATCTTCAAACGACACTCTGAATGGTAGATAGTTCTTATCTTGTACATGTTCAGTCGTGAGCATCTGATCGACACTCTTCTCAAACTTCCTCTTCTTCACTTTACGTTTGGTTAAACGTGTAATGCCAGGAGGTTCGTGTGATGGGGGTAGTGCAGTCTCTGCACCAGTACCAACTGAATTAGTAGGAGCGTCTTCGTTAATCACAGGTCTTCTAGTATCTGTTTTGCTAGATCATCAACGGGAACATCTGCAAGACTACCACCGCTAGATGGATAACGGTTTAAGTATATTATAAAAGTCTTCAAGATAGACCAGTATTCCCTTTCAAGTTTGTACATTAACAGAGGTAATGTACCATCACCGAACACATTATATAGGATAATCATGTGGTTCAATATTAAGTTTGTACGCAAAACCCCCGTGCTCAGGTACCGTTTGAGTAATCTTTTAAGATACTTAAACTTCTTCATGTCTTCCATGAAGTCGTCAACGGTAACTGAGTGGGGGTTTTCGTAATACTTAATAGCAAACATTAAATGATTGCTTTCGTTTAGTTCATCAAATCTCATAACAAAGTGTCAGTTTTTAACTACCGAAGGTCAGTGTTGCTGCACCATCGGTGATCACCTCTTCTGTACCGCCAGCAGACGTAATCTTGACGCGATACTTGTTGCCGTCCAGAGTGTCGCCAGCGAGACCACTGTAAGCAAGAGTTGCGGTCGTGAAGTCTGCATAGGTGATGCCAGTGTCAAGGGAAGCAGAGATGTTAGTCCAACGCTTACCGCTTGCTGTCTGACGTTGCCAGACGTATGCAAGAGCACCAGGTGTGCCTGTGGTGGAGGTGGTAAGAGTAAACGTACCAGCGCCAGAGGAAGATGTAGAAGCAGCAGGTTGTGCAGTAACAGTTACAGCAGATGCCACGTCGGCAACCACAGTATCGTCAGCGTCATCACCAGCAGCGGCAGCAGTAGCATGGACGAATGCTAAGCACTCTGCCTTATGCTTGGTGTCACCAGCAGCAGTGGTGTATGTGCGATACAACCACCAACCAGGACTATTGATACCACGAGACTTGTTCTCAGCGAGCACCATCTCAGTAGTGTCAACGAACACGAGATCGTATGCGTTGCTGTCACCACCCTTAATAACGAACTCAGCAACTGCCTTAGGAGCAGTCCTGCGGACAGCACCAGCGAGAGCAGCATCAGTGCTACCTGCATATGCTTTGTGCAATTCAACTGTGGTGGTGCTTGTCACTTGCTTAACAATGTAAGCAACACTGGATAGTTCCAGAATGTCACCTACGACTACGGTGTCTGCTGCATTCTTCGTAACAGTGGCGTCACCATTGGTGACCGCTACGTTGTTCGCGAAAGTTGCGGCATCAATTTTTCCAAATACAGCCATTGTTCTCTCTTAATTGAAGGGTTTGTCCTATAACTTATTTATAAAAAGAAAGAGACCGACCCAAGGGATCAGTCTTCTTCGCGAGCAGCGATTGCTTTGGTTACAACTTCGAGAAGTTGATCGTCCATGTCAGTCTTGGTTAACTTAACTGCCTTAGCAAGAATAACAAGACAGATCTCAACAAGTTTCTCACCCAGTTCTTCATTGTCAGGCACCTTAGCAACAGCGTCAGAGATAATTTTCTTCGCTAGTGGGAGTAAAAATCCAAGCATGGTTTATACGAGTAACGTTACTCTATATAGGCTAATCTGCTGTGAACTTTTTATCTTTCATGTAACCCCACTTACCTTTATGAAGGGCGCGTACACCTTTACTAGTCTTAGTAGGAGCATCATCAGGTTTCTTCACAAAGTCTTTGTAACGCTTGCCATATTTCATGCGAGCGTCTTGTTCTTTGTGCTTCTCAGCATCAGATGCTCTCTTCTTCATATACTTCTTATCAGAAAGGATTGAAGAAGAGATTTCGTTAATCACTTAGAACTCTTGCCAGCGGCCTTGTCGTCATGATCCTGAGTCATCTGCATCATCTTCTGCTTCATGCGATCCTTTGCTTTCTTTTTAGCATCGGAGTCATCCACCTTAGCAGCAGCGGGTGCTTCACACTCTTCTTTCTTAACGTCTTGACCTGGTTCATACCACTTGCCATCACCATCAGAATCCTGCCAACGCTTACCTGCCTTGGCGGCCTTGATGTTCTTCGCTTTCTTCTTAGCGGATTCTCTGAGAGACTCCACCTCGTTACGAACAATTTTTCTTAGTGATTCGGACATGAGATCTTCCTTCTTAGGGTTGATAATTACGTTACCTTTCTTCTGAGTGGTAGTAATGTTTTGTTTGACTTGATCGGTCTTCATTGATCGAGACCCATTTCAGAACGCCATGAATATGTATTCTCTTCTCCCATGCGTCTTGCTACGCCACGAGCACCACGGGAAACTGAACGAGCAACGCCGCCCACAACTTTCTTGATACCAGACTTAATTTTATCACGCAGTCTAGTGCGTGGTTCACTGCTAGAACTACTGGAACTTCCACTGTTGTTGCTAGTAGAACCAGAGGAATCGGATGATGTAGAACTACTACCACCTGATGTAGAACTACCTTGGGATCCACGCTCGTAACCTTTCTTGAAGTTACTAGCAGCGCCCTTAGCAGCACGACCAGCAGCACCAGCAGCATACCCAGCACCCTTAGATGCAGCAGAACCTGCTTTTTTGAGACCAGACTTAACAGCAGATCCAGCAGACTTCAATGCTGCTTTCATCTTCTCGCGTCGTGCTCCGACCTCAGGTTTTGCCTCAGGTTTCTTATCACCAAGACGCTTACGTGCCTCAGCACCAGCATCTCTACCAGCACTCTGACCTTGACCAGAAGAAGCAGATGCTTTGTCCTTCAAGCGAAGAGCGTTGACCTTAGCAGGACTGGTGACCTCAGTCAGCAGATCGATACCATCTAGGATCTCAAAGGTTTCTTGAAGATCTTCGATGTCGAGTTCGTTAAGTGCCTCTACACAGATGTCATGCAGTTCTTCAAACGTATAGTCATCGAATGCTTCATCAAGAATAATCTCATTGACGAGTGCATCAAACTCTTCGTTCTTCTTTTTGAGTGCTGCCTTACGGAAAGTAAGATCCGTGCGACTGCCGCTGTCCATCTTGCCCTGACTCTGTGGTTTCTTAGAACCACCAGCAGGTTGAGGACCAGCATCACTACCAGTTCTTCTGCCCTGAGCATACTTAGATCCACTGGACTTAGAGTCACCAGAGATCATCTTACCAGCATCGGAACGACCGTCCTGATACTGCTTCTCAGTCTGACCGTGCTTACCCTTGTAGAGTTCGTCAATCTGATCCTCTTCCTTCACGCAGTTAGGAACTTCCTTACCACCTTTCTTCTTAGTACCCTTTGCCTTATATCCATCCCAACATGTAGAAGCACCAACGTTCTTACGTGCCGACTTCATACCCTCAACCATCTGGTTGTGGAGATCATCGATATCAATCCACTCCCTCTGCATATTCAAACCGATATCTTCGGGTGCCTTAGCAGTCTTCTCGCCTTTCTTACCGACAACAGAATAACGACCATCAGACTTCTTGCCTGTGATCACCATAGACTGACCACCTTGTGAGATCACTCTACCGATATTACGATCATCTTTGAACTTACCTTTGTTCTTAGTGATCAGATCTTTTTCGATAGGGAACCCAGCGTATCCTTCTACGACTTCTTCGTGCGAGTCGATAATCTCTTCGACTGTGGTAACTGCGGATCGAAGACGAGCGGTGGGTGCCTGCTTACCTTCCTTCACGCAGTCGAGAATTGTGCGCTGTTCTAACAGGGAGAACCCCATTAGTGCAGCACTAACCTTGATATCCAGCATTGATCTAGGGAAAAGTATAGTATTATTTATTGGAAATAGACTTTTGATTCTTGACGAACTCACTGAACTTCTTCATTTCCTGCCCAGGAGTCATGTTCTGAACCGCTTGTCTGTACTTGTCGGTACCAACTTTCCAGTCATTACCACTACCATCGTCGGCAGAATGATTGGATTGGTTGTCACTTACTTCACTAATATCCTGCAACCAAGTGCGGTGTTCAGTGCCGTCAGGCATCTGCATGATGACATAGTTAGTACCTCGGTGAGCAACTGTGCCACGCATACCACTGTCGTCATGCTCTACAACTGCACCAACCTTAAAGATGTGATCTAGCATATAATGATCTCGGAATGCTGCAAAGTCTAGCACAGGTGCATACTCCCAGACAGATTCCTTAACCTCTGCTTTCTTCTTAGCAGGTGCTTTCTTCTTCTCAGGTGGTTTCATGCCGTCAACGACATGTTGCATCATCTCCTTGCTCTTCTTATAACCACCAGATCCAGCATGGAATGCGTCGTGGTTACCACCTTGTGCATGTTTTCTCATCTCACTGGCGGATAGTTTCTCTACTTCATCCTCACTGTCAGGGTTACGAGCACCAGCAGATTTGATATTGATAGACTTGAAGTCGTAATGCTTACCGTTGTACTTCGATGTCAGATTCTCAAACTCTTTGACACGATCATCACCAACAACCATAGTGACATGCTCATGACCCTCATCATGTAGGTCACGTAGGATGTCAAAGATATTTCTATGCTGCTCAGAGTTCTGAATAGCATCCTTGTGGTTCTTAAACATGCCACGCATGTGTTCAATCTTCTGCTCAGGGTGCAGAGGATTCTTCTTATGATCTTGTGTTCTAGAAGGATAGATCCGATAGTTACCAGAGTCACCAGCATGTGACTTGACAGCATCCATCAACTTACCATGACCAGCATGGGGAGGGTTGAACCTACCGAAAGTGATGGCAACATGCTTGTCTATTACCTCATTCTTCTTCTTAGAAGATGATGCTTTCTTGGCAACAGCGGCTGCTGCTTCGATAATGAACTGACGAAACCTCATTTGCCCCAATCTTTTGCTACGGTAAAGTTTGCACGAGAGAATTCAAGTCTATCAACAAGTTTGACTGCCATGCCATCCTTGATGGCCACAAATCCTTCTGGACTAGTGACTTTGTATCCTTTCTCATCTTCTAGAAATGTACCAACACCCTCAATTTTTTTGAGGCGTTCGATGATCTGCTTCTTAGCGTTAATGAGATTCATAAATCCTCCCAAAGCAGCATAGATTACAGACTTATCACTATTTAGTTGTTTTAGTGCCTCCTCTTTTTTCTTTTCCCAGTTTTCCTTTGCCTTAGGCGTCTTCACACCTTCCACTTTCAATGCATATCTAGACTCAACAAAGGTTTTGAACTGAACCAACATCTGCGATGAACTAGTAGGCATCTTACCTGACTTGATCACTTGGTTGAAATAAATCTTAAACAAACCAGCAGTTCCCATACCCTTAGTAGTACCACCGATCTCATTCAAGAACTTCCTAGATGAATCCAAGTTGCGCTTCGCAGTTCTCATACTCATGTTGAGTTTGTTCATCTCACCAGCACTGAGGTTTGCAATGCCGTTGGTATTGGTGAAGTCTGATGAGAATACTGCCACATCAGACACACCTTGAAGACCAGAAACATTAACACCAAAACCAGCAGACATTTCAGCAAGAGTCTGACCAGTGTACTTAGTATGAAATACAATACCAACCGTAGACTTACCTACCTTGCCACCCATCTCGGTTGCTTTCTCTACACAGTAAGTAATAGTATTAGGTTTGAACTTGTAGCATCTCTTGCCACCCATAGTAACCAGTGGTGGTGTCTCTGTATACAGAAGATCTCCTTGGATCACACCAGTGATAGGCAACTTTGATAGGTAATCGTATGCAGCAACCAACTTAGGATGCACACCAGTGCCGCCATACCATAGGTCAATCTCTTCATGGGAGTAGCATACCTTAGGTTCAGTCTTAGCAAAGACAGACTTGGTTCCAACAAAGAACATGTCCGTCTCAGGGTCTATGCCACAGATGATAGCAGGAGCACCGTCCCACTTCACAGTAACCTTAGTATTACCACCACCACTACCAGTGGTCAGCATACCTTTTAGACCCTCCAAGAATGCAAGTGCATTCTGAGCGCCAGCATAACCATTGTTGAAGATGTCATCTTCTAGGTGTTCGAGGTGTGTGTTCTTACTCATGGTTGTACTCCGACTTTATCGCGGTAAGGGTTGCCAATAGATGATTTCTCTCTGAGGTGATACTGGTCTGTGGGTTTGAGGTTGTTCTTCAAGTGGTTTTCCATGTAGAAGACTGGCATTCCTTTGTTCGTAGCGAACTTGTAGTAGGTGACCTCCTTCATAACAAAGTGCTCAATGACCTCACGATACACCAGGTCACCATCCTTGCTGATCTTTCGTAACATCATTTGACAGATGAGAGAGGCGATGCCAACTTTGCCACTACTGTGCTTGGGTGCTTCCCAGTAGTCCTTAGCATCATTATAATACATCTCTGCCAGTTTCAACCAGGAGGCTTGTGCCGCTTTGACATCTGATTCCTTAGGGTCACCACCCTTCACCATAGCATCAATGTTTTTGACCACCTCTGTGGGTAATTTTGTCTTTAATTTAAGGTCCTTAGCAATCAATTCCAGTGCAAGGAAAGAACCATCCTTCACTTTGTTCTCAGCAAGAACTTGTAAGATCTTAAACTCAATAGTCTTCTTATATTTCTCAACCCAATCATCTTTCTTACCATCAATCTGTTTCTTATTGATAAGAGAAATAATATCCTGAGGTTTGACTACGTTAGTTGTCTTACTGATCTTCTTAACGGAGAAGGGGTATGATGTATTTTCCTCATCAAATATAACAAAGTCAATCAGTGGTTCATTACCCGCAGCAGGTAGGAATACCTGTGCATTATTCTTATTTAACCTACCATACCCTAGTTTATCTAAGTCAGCAGCACCACGTTCCAATACACATAGTGGAGCAGTAATCTCAGAGAAATCTTTCTCCACGTTATTCATAATATCAATGTATTCTGATGCTGCTAAGTCTGCATATGCTTTAAGTAGTTCCTTCTTCTCAGTAGCACCATGCTCCATACAAAAATCTGTTAGTTCAATTAGATACTCTTTGATTACCAGTTGAAGATCATCCCTTTTGTTAATAGCAGCGATGACTTTCTTATAGTAAGTATCAAAAGACATCTTAGTATCCATAGGAATGTCAAACGCCTGAGGTTTTAACTCGGGCATCTTCTTCTTACCTGTGGCAGACCTAGGTTTACCTAACAAAGGAGTAGAGATCCACCCCGACTTGTCATTCTGATACAAGACTTCTATTCTGGCCTGGTAGTTACCACCTTTGATGGGTTTAACATGAACACCATCACCCTTAGCGATAACTCCTACCTTTGTTTTACTCTTAGCACCATCGTATACAACGATCTCTTTCTTAGATACAATCTCAAATCCTTTTTGGTAATGACGTTTGTAGTCATCCCATGCTTCTTTAATCGATCTTGCCATCTTCTAGGCACTGATTATCCAAACTATTTAGATAATCTTTTTCATTCTGATATGGCGTTTCTTTCCCAGTCCACAGTTTATATCCCTGCACTAACTCTGGTAGCAACCACTGGTCCACTCGATAGCAGTGCTTCCAGTTGACAGGTTGAGCACAACCAACAACTACAACAATAAAGAATGCTCGCAAGTGGATCCAAAGTGATAGCATCAGCGGTTACCGAACCTCTTATCCATTTGCAATTTAACGTAATACATCCCCAAGATCCAGACGGAGAAGAGGAACCCCTCCCCGTATGACATGGAGTTCCAAGCGTGTACTGCTCCGTCCATCAGATGTCACCTTCCACACGGTTCTCAGACTCTTCGATAGAGAAACTACCTTCGGAGTAACGTGCAGCAAGTTTCAGAGAGTTGACATACAGAACATGATCAAAGGTCACATCTAGTGCATGACATGCTTGTGCTGCATACCATAGAATGTCACCAAGTTCTTTGACGAGATGTTCTTTGTTAGCATCATTCCAGGGTTTGCCTTGGAACTTCAACTTCTTCACAATCTCTGCGAACTCACCTGACTCAGCAGTCAGACCAGCAGCAGCGGTGTCAAGACGAGCGATGTTACAACCATCTTCATGGAGTTGACGAAGACGTTCGATGTATGCAACCTGATCCTTGCTTGGTTTGGAGCAGGTATCATCAGCAAAGTGCAGATACTTATCAAGATCCACACGGAAACGTTCTTCTTTCTTCTTATTCTTTTCTGCTTCCTTCTCTTTGATCTTCTCAGCAGTCACCCATGCATTGAAACCCTTCTTATTGATGAAATCCTCAGGAGTTTTAGGAGTATCCTCCTGCATGTCTTCAAGTTTATCCTGCATACCGTCCTTGATATCTTGGGCAGTATTGGAAAGTTTCTCTGCTGCTGCTGATGCAGCATCATTACCCTCAAAGTTGACGTTAACGTCGTTGTCGCGGGATCTTTTGTTAGCGGAGTCGGTCATACGTGCCAAGTGTCAAATTTACTTTGTGTTTTTGTTTCAAGGAACTTGTCCTCAATGCCCTGACCAGAGTCAAGGATGTTGTCTTGTTCAGACTGATCACAATCATACAGTCTCATCTTCGCTCTGTCAATACCTATGATGAAACGTTTGTTCATTGTCGGATCATTGTATCTATTCTTCAATTGTTTGACCATGATCTGACCTGTTGCTTCCAAATCCTCAGTAGAGATGAGAGCAAACATCAAGTCAGCAGTGGCAGGAAGACCAAATGATTCTGATGTGTCAGTAAGATCAACATCAGAGTTACCATAACCAGACCTAGTGGTCTGTGTAGCAGTCATGATAGGTACATCCATCTCAACAGCAAGACCACGTAGTTCTTCTGCAATACCTTTGATGAAAGTATAGGAGTTCACCACAGCATTCTTGTAACGTGCAGAGGCACAGATGTTTAGGTAGTCAATGAAGATGATATCAGGAGCGAAACCACGCTTCATACTCAGTTCATTCAAGAGAGACTTGAAGTGATTGACGTGAGCAGATGCAGTAGGGTATTCCTTAATCACTAAGCGACCTTGGGTCTGCTTAGCAATCTTATCTACTTTTGTTCGGAACTGTTGTTTGGTGAAGAGAGGGTCTGAGAGTTGCTTGATGTTGATGTCCAGGAGGTTGGCGTCAATTCGTTCAGCAATCTTCTCCTCTGCCATTTCAAGTGTAATATAGAGTACGTTCCTGCCTTGCAAGAGGGCGGCACTAGCCATATGGCACATGAATAGACTTTTCCCGACACCCGTTCCAGCAAGAGCGACATTGAGAGTCTTGCGAGGCAAACCACCTTTTGTGATTTTGTTGAAATATTCGAGATCAAAGGGAATCTTGTCGTGCGTTTGGTGGTAAAAATCATAGCGGTCGTCGGAGTCTAGTAAGTAATCATGTCCCACAGTATCATCAAAGCATGTACCTAATGCTTCTGCCATGATGTGGGGAATGGCATCTTTGGTGCGAGTCTTGTCTTGACCATCAGCAATCTTAATAGACTCCATCAGTGCAAGATAGATCGAACGTTCTTTACACCACTTCTCAGTAGTATTCAGTAACCATTCATCATTATATTGTGTGTCATCAATCCTGGTATCAAGGAATGATTCGATATCTTTTACGATATCCTCACTCAAATCTCGTCGCTTTTCGATCTCAATTTTGAGAGCAGTAGTCTCAGGAATAGTATTGTATTCCGTTACATAATCATTTATCTGATGAAACAATACCTGGTGTGGTTGGTGATCAAAGTATTCATCTTTTAGGAAAGGGAGTACAGATCTACAATAGTTTTCATCACGTATAAGTTTGCTGAGAGCAATTTCTTCAATCTTTTGCATTAAATGTAGTGTAGATAGGTACCAATGATATGTTTATTTTGTTTCAATGGTGGTAGTCCTGCATGAGGATAGGTCCATGTGGGTGGGAACACCAGGCATCGACCTGCTACTGGTTTAATTTTGATTCCCAACTTAGTAAACCACGTTTCGCCACCCTCGTCAACATCATTCAGATAGAAGAACAATGCAAGGAACCTTCTAGCACTGCTGTGGTCACCAACATCAACGTGAGGATCAAAACGATCATCATCTTCTGCAATGTACTTCTTCAAACGAATCTGTTCAAGTGCATTCTCTGCTGGCCATGCTTCTCTACTACCAGTGTCTTCCATATACCTTTCAGACACATCTTTGATTGATTCAATCAGACGATTGTGAACCTTACCCCAGATAGAATCAGGATTGTTCTGAGCATAGTCAGTCACATTGAACTGATGGAACTGTGGACGACCTTCACGGTCCCAGTATTCCCACTGAACATCTCTGGAAGACTCCATGATGTTCTTCACAAGATTCTCATCAAGAACATTATCATATGTTCTGATGTAGTGATCATGCTCCATAACTGAACTCCTTTTGTGCGACTTCATCTAGTGCTTGCATTACTTCTGGGGTGAAATACTTCTCAGGATCTTTGAGAATCTGTTTAGAATAAAGAGAAACGCCCCCCATCTTATAACGGTTACCCACACGCTCGAAGACTCCGTGCTTCTCACCCAGTTCCAGTAGTCCATAATACTTGTCAAGTCCACGCTCGTCATAAAATAGGCGTGTCTCAATTTTGGCATTCTCCTTAGTGAATCGTGACTTCTTGGTTTCGCATTTGATGATGTTGCCGATCACCTCTTTACCATCCTTCTCCTTAGACTTAGACAAGAATATAATAGACGATGCAGCGTACTTCAAACCACTACCACCACCCATTTCTTTCATTGGCACATAGGCACCGATGACATCATAGGTGTGATTGGTAACGATCATAGGTACATTCGCCTTACCAAGTTTCAGTGTGAGTACACGGAAGATAGACTTCACGATCTGAGAGCGAGTCATGTCACGAGTCTCAGAACCTGCCTCAGCATCTGTGACTTCTTTGGTAGTTGATAGCATACCAAGTGAGTCTAGACAGAACATCAGAGGTTTACGATCCTCAGGTTTCTGTTCTAGATACTTATCGACAATCTTGATTGCCTGTGTACGAAACTCTTGCACTGTAACAACAGGAACAATCATCATACGTCTTGAATCGATACCACGACTCTCGATCATGTCACGAGAGATTGCAGACTCGGACTCAAAATATATGCATCCAGCATCTGGATCAGAATCAAGGAAATTACGAACGATAGCGAGAGTAAAAAAAGTCTTTCCCGTGCTTGATTCACCAGCAATAGCCGTAATCTTATTGGAAGGAACACCACCAAAAAGAGACCCACTAACAACGGCGTTAAATAGATAGCAACCAGTATCAACGAAAGATGCAACATCGCCAGCAGCAACCCCTTCGTTAACAATACCAGCATACTCATTGCCGATCTCCTTTACTACATCATTAAGAAAACTCATCCGAATAAAAACTCCAAAGTGTTACGTTGTTCTGTGGACCATCCTACCGTCGTCAGTATAACACGGACTGGACGTAAGAAGGACTTCTCAAATTGTTCATCATAATCTATCGATGAATGGACATTAAACTCTTTGGGTAGAGTCTGGAAGAATGAGATAACATTCTCACCAATCCTGTTTGGTTTACGTAGATAGATGTACTTGATCTTCTCACCCTCCTGAATCAGAGGATACTTGTGAGTGAGATTTAATTTCTTGCAATAGTGATTGTATAGCAAGGAACCTCTGACATGCATAGGACATCCAGAACCATAGATGTTCCTAGGTGAAGAGAATTTATTTATGTTATTACATCCACGAGGGAATGCAATATCTTCAAGAGGGAGACTTTCAAACTTACGTCTGAACTGTGCAATATACTTCTGGATATCTGCTTCTGTACCATTCATAACAACATTAAGTGCTTCCTTAATTGCAGTACGACATGGTGCAGGTGTAGAAGACTTGACTGCTTCGATACCCATGATCTTTAACTTAGGTTTCTCATACCTAACACCCTCACTGTCCCATACATTGAGCAGGTATCGTTTCTTTGCAGTCCAGATACCACGATCAGCGATGTTCTCTCGCTTCATTTGCATCTTTTGATCATATGCCGAAACATACGACGCCAGGTTTTGATACGATTGTTCAATAAAAGGTTCCAGTTTCTCCTGACAGATCTTGTCAAGTAGGGAAACAGTTGCTGCTTTATCGTCAGACTTACCACTAAGAAATTTAGTAACAAGAGGTCCAAGATTAAGATAGATTGAATCGGTGTCAGATGCAATGACATAATCTACCCCCTCAGTTTGCAATATTTTATTTAGGTATCCGTTGACATCGGATTCGATCCATCGAATCGAGACTTGCCCCGAGAGAGTAATCGCCTCAGCATTTGCCAGATTGAAGTATCGGAAGTATTGGTTTCCGATGGCACCATAGGCACTGTTGAGTTGGATCTTTCTTGCCATTTGGATATTGGTGTATCTTGCAATATCCTTTTGTAGTGCCACGGTTTCCTTAGGTGTGGTGGCATTTTCAAGAGACTGCTTAGCGTGAAGCATTCTCTTCTTGTATATGGTCCGTTCATCGTAGATCCTTTGCATCATTTCAGGTAGGAAACCATGTATATCTTTACGGTACTGAGCACCGTTGGCACACACAGCATACTCTCCACTGATCTCAACCTCTTTGTTCAGCAGTTTGTCAACAGACACCGATGGGTGACGCCTCTCAACCAGAGTTTCTGGTGAGATGTTGTACTGCATGATGAGATGAGGGTACAGAGAGTTAAGGTCAAAGGACACCACCCAGTCGTAAGCACCTGGTATGGGTTCTTTAACATACGCACCAGCATACTGATCATTCTTTTGTGTACTGATCTTAGGTGGGACCACAATGTTACGCTTCTTCAAGTCATTGTAGATGAGGGTGTCCCACATCCTGACCTGAGAATAGACATCACTGAGGTTAACCTTAGCGTCATACGCAAGAGTTAATGCCAGTTCGATGAGTTTCATCTTGTCTTCTAGACGGTCAACGAGTTCCACGTCAACGATGTTGTACTCAACAAACTTTTGCCAGTCTTTTGTATAGAACTCTTTGAAGTTCTGGTATTCACTGTGATCAATCTTTGCTTGACCCAGTTCTACATTTGCAATGTGATCTAGACGATAAGATTCTTGTGCAGAATAAGTGAACTTCTTGTACAGATCTAAGTAATCTAGAATCGTGACACCATTGATTTCATATGAGATGTGCTTACGACCCATCATCTCAATTTCACGTTCCATCACACGGTTCCAGGGGGAGAGACCTTTCTTCCAAGTCTCTCCTAGCACCCGCTCAAATCGACGACAGATGTAAGGAATATCATACAGGTTGCAGTTCCAACCAGTGATAATATCAGGAGTGTTTTGAGACCACCAAGCATGAAAGTCTTCCAACATATCCACTTCCTTCCAAAAGACACGATACTCTGTGTCCTTCGGTGTAAATTCCCTCGTACCCCAAGTTATCACCTCCTTGGTAGCAAGATTCTTCATAGTAATACAAAGTATCTCTTCTTGACACGCCTCTACTGAGGGGAATCCATTGTCACAACCAACTTCGATGTCAATCGTATAGATCTTCATCGCGTTCATATCGAAACGAATCTCATCAGGGAACTTGTCAGCGATGAATTGATACACGAATCTGTCATACCCATGCACTTCTAACCCATCAACGTCAGTATACTTCTCGATAAACTTTCGAGCATCCCTAGCACCATCAAAGTGTTTAGGGTGAGCATACCTACCATCAAGAGTCTTATACTTAGACTCCTTGGTTTGGTTGTTGGGAACGAAGTACAGGGTAGGACGGCATTTCTCTCGGTACTCAACGGGTTCACCGTTGTTGTATCCCCGATACAGGATAACATCACCGAGTAGAATCACATCCGTGTAAAACTGCATCAACTAACCATCGATTTATACTTGCCCACCAGAGCGGCAGACGGATCTAGTATAGTAAAGATCAGGTCAGAAGTCAAGAACACGTCTCGCTGATCTGTGTGCAGAGGGAACTCACTGAGTTCACCATCAGGAGAGACACGAAAGCAATCTTCAATCAGTAGACTCGGTTCCTCGTCCAGTTCCGTCAGTTTCCCCAGCAGGTACGTGCTCGGATCGTTCTTCAACAACAGTAATTTCAGCATCGGTGGCAATTAGTTCGTTATATTTTTCGATCAGTTGATCGATAGGGTTGTAAATGAAAGTGACAGAGGGAATAGGAATGTAAATATGTGAGTTCTTAGAGAACGGTACATATGCAGTGAACTCCATATCAATGGTATCAAGAGTCTTAGGTGACTCCTGCAAGGATGGTTCTTCAAAAAGATTATGCTTCTCTTGAATCACCACAGTGTAAGGTTTTTCTAACTTGTATGCTAGTGGTGGACCTTCCTTGCTATCACGCATTTCATACACATCAGCGATTACGTCCTCGCCGTTTTGCATTCTTACGATTCTTACGCTCATAGTCTTTCTCCATCAATTGTTCATAAGTGTACTTTACCATATCAGTAAAGGCACGTCTAGCAGTAATGTTTTTAGTATCTGCTAAGACGTGAACGTACTGCATAAAGTGATCCATATCCTCAGGGGATAGATCAAGAGTGAGGGTCTCACTCTTTTCTGCGTATGCAGGACACAGGTTAACATACATGTTCATGATTTACCTCAAACAAAAAGAGACCCCATGAGGTCTCTTTGGTTGTACATTATATAGGTTGATTAGTAGTCCATGTTTCCACCATAACTGACACAGATCTTTTTATTTTCTGCTGATGATCTACACCACTGTCTTACGTAAGCGTCTGCATCCTTAGTCATTGTGAAGTGAGCATGGTTATGTAATGCTCCGATTGTAATCAAAATTCCAATCGTAATCAGATTATAGTGTGTCGCTGGATGGCACACTATCACTTTCAGGTAGTGCAGAATTTTTGATTTCATAAACCTTCAACTTCTGATGGTCAGGGATGATCTTCTGCAATTCTATCACAAGCAATCCATTTGTAAACGCGACTGTACCGATCTCCACATCATCTGAAAGGTTGAACCCCCTAGCAAATGTCCTAGTGCTGACACCCCTATGCAGATACTCATCTTCACCCTTTGCTTTTGGTGAGATGGATCTAATCAGCAGTACATTTGACTCAGTGGTTACTTCCACCTCCTCTGGTGCCCATCCAGCAAGTGCCATTTCGATACGCCACTTGATGTTTGATTCCCTCACCAGATTATATGGTGGATATGCCTCATTGACACTACCCATTCCATATGAATGTAACCTATACATAACATCGTCTAACCCGACGCTATATTTCTCAACCGCATCCACTACGGCATTAAGATCTTTATGAGAAAACTTCCTCAATCCAGTCATGTAACTACTCCTTTTAAAGCGAGATTGTATTGTGTGATCCCCGAAGGCAATCAAATTTATTTATAACAAACAAAAAAAATACGGGGTGGTGAACCCCGTACTTATCATGCAACTCGCTCTACCATATACCCATGTTCGCGACGATCAGCGTTGAAACGCTTGGTGGTTTTCCACTTCCTACCATGTAGCATAGTTTTAGGTGGCGTTGCAGGGCGTCCTTTGCCTTCATCCCAGTCGGACTTAGAAACTGGTTTCCAGAACCAGTCACCAATGCCATAGGAATCATCGATCCAAGGATAAGAGAACCCACGACCACGAGTCTCTGCCTGAATCATAGACTGACGCAGACGCTCGTTGCCCCTTACATACGCAAACTTAGCAGTAATCGGGTTTGGATCTGTGGAATCGGTTGCTGTAAATAGGTTTGTGGGTGTTGCTGTCATGTGATATTAGGTGTTTTTGACCCTCGTATTATACGTAGTTACAAAGGACCTGTCAAGGGGACAAAAGACCTAAATAGAACTAGTTCCTACGATCGAGACGATGAAGAAATTTCTTCCTCTCGTTATGCTTCTGATGACCGCGAGCGTTGCTAACGCTGGTGGACTTGTATCAAAACATGCCGCAAGTGTTCAACTAACTGTGGACTCGGCAAGAACGCAGGCAACTAGAATCGGTTCATCGTTTAGTATTTCAGGATCAAATATTGATACCACGGACGGAACGACCGCCCATACAGTATCTGCTGGTACTATCACCTCTGGTGTATACAGTCCTGGCACTATCTCTGCAACACAGGACACAGCAGGTTCGGCCTTCTCGTTTAGTCAGTCATACACACAGGCTGATGCAGTTCCATCTGCTGCCCCTACTGTGGGTGACGTTCCTAACTTCTCAAACACTACTTCTTACACTGCTGGAACAGCAGGATCCCTAGCAGGTACTGTGACATCTGCTGGATTGATCACCGTGACGGCTGGTGGCGCAGGCACGACGGCAACAGGACAATACGTGAGTGAGATCACGGTAATTGACTGAGGTTAGCAATGAAGAATACGATTATCTCGTGTGCGATCGTTGCGGTGGGTGCAAGTGTCACACTTGTTCCTGCCCAGGCGGTCCCCGTGGTCCCAAACTTCACCCAGGGGTCAATGACGAGCCACACGGAGACAACACAGACGATAACTGAGTCTATAAATAGCATGGACTACAACACTGGGTATCAGTATTCTGCTACTGGTTCTGGTGTATCTGCATCTGGAAACCTCTCACCAGGAACAGGTGCTAGTAATGTAACTATTGACGGAGTGACTTCTTCATGGACAGGAGTGAACAACAGACCGACGTTTACACAAACAACACCTGGCGCAGCGTTTCAGTTTACAGAAACTTATCAAGGCCCAGGTCTCTCGAATCAAACAATTATAAACAGAACAACAGAGGTTACAAGCATAACCGATACCACAAGTATCTTCTCGCAGTAACACTTTTATTTGCTAATCCTTCTTATGCTGAAACTGTTGGTGGTGTGTCTGCTACTGCTTCTCCTGTGGCTAATAGTTCAGGCTCCGTTACAAACCAAGCCATACAAGTCCTTCAAGGACCTTACATTACAAACACATACGGAAGTGGTATACAATGTCAGGGTCCCACTCGCAACTTCACCCCCTATGTAACAGGATCTGCTTCGGCATCTAAACCATACGAACCATACTTCAATGATCCTGTGTACGATATCAGTGATCTAAATGAAGATGGTTTGATTGATAATCCTGGTGATATATTGTTCCATAAAAGAACACGTACTGGACAGAAAGATAATTATAGTTTAGGTGTAGGGTTCTCTATGACATGGAGTACACCCATTGATAAGAAGTTGCAGGACCAATGTAAGGAAGCAGCAGCAGCAAGTATTGATTTGCTACAACAAACTGCTGCCAATAAAAGATTGGACTTTGAGATTGCAAGATTAAAAAATTGTGGATCTCTTATGAAGGAAGGAATCATGTTCCACCCCAAGAGTCCTTATTATAAAATATGTGCGGATGTCGTGGTGATGAATGTCAACCAGATCAAAGACCACAGACACACTATCCCTTCGGTTTCAGTGCCTCCCGAAGAGTCCGAATCGCAAGATTCCTCTGACGCTGCTCCAAACGACGTTCGTTTACAGACGGTACCTTACTCTCCTTCCCCCTGAGTTTAGCAATCTTTTTAATAACTTTCTTAACCGTTGGTTTGACTACTTTCAATAGTAAGTCTGCCAGCGGTTTTGCTAATAGTGCTGATGTAGTAGCGATGACAGCAATGCCACCCACGGATGCTAC